AGGCGGGCGGATAAGCCGAAGCCACAAGCGCATCGTGCCGCTCTGCCCGAGGCATCATCAGATCCAGCACGGCCCGCTCGAAAGCGTTGAGGCGCTGTCTCACCGGGGCTTCTGGATTCACTACGGGATCGACTTGCTTGCGAAGGCAGACGACCTTTGGGCTGAGAGTATCGGACTATAAATGGCACACCGCATCATCCGAACCGAACAGGACAGGGGCGATCTGTTCCGATTGCTGGAAACCCTGAAACTGCCGCTCACCGTCCGCTGGCAGCAAGGGGCTAACCGCTCGCTCGACCAGAACCAATTGCAATGGATGTGGGCCGGGGAAGTGGCCCGCCAGCGCGGCGATATGGAACCCGACGAAGTGCAGCGAGAATGGAAGCTGCGCTACGGCGTCCCGATCCTGCGCGAGGACAATGACGACTTCCGCGACACCTACGACAGGGCGATCAAGCCCCTGCCCTATGAACAGAAGATCAAGGCGATGGATCTGATCGACGTTTCCAGCATCATGAAGGTCAAGCAAATGACTGCGTATCTGGACCGCATCCAGCGCGAATGCCTGCAACAGGGATTGCGGCTAACTGACCCCGATCCGGCATAAAACCCTTATATTCCAGGACCACAACAATGGAACTTAAAGAGAGACTGAGGGACTACGCAGATCGCATTGTAGATGGCGAACTGGTGTATTCGGATCATGTGCACGGCGGGCTGTTGGAAGCTGCCGACCGGATCGAGGCTCTGGAAGGGGCTTTGGAGTTCTACGCCGACCGAGATTACGATGGATACGATGTCAATATAACTGATTTCGGACTTTCTACAGAAGAGGGGCATATTATCCAAGATCGAGGTGAACGCGCCCGCGCAGCCTTGTCCGAATTGGCAGAGAACGACGCATACATTCTGGATCACGAAAACGCCGCTCTGAAGGCTCGGGGGATCGAATGACAGACATCTCCGACATCGCCCGAAAGTGGATGCGCAAGACCTCGCAGGGTAAGGCGTTCCAGCTTTCCGCTGAAGAACTCGACCTTTTGAACGCGCTTGGCGTAGGGCAGACGATTGCGACTGCCGCCGCCGAACAGCAGAGGAAGCTATGCCAAGAAAGAAGCGCCCGGACCCGCTCTATCGACGGGGGGACTTCCGCCTCTACCCGCGCGAGGGGCGGAACCTCGAAATCGTCCGCTACGACCCCATCGCCAGACGCGAGCGGATCAGTAGCGCGGGCACGACAGATGTTCAGCAGGCAAAGTCCGAACTCGACCGCCTCTACCTAGAGAGCAACGGCGAAACGGTCTGCCCGCATTGCCACCGCCCCTACGATGGCGCAATGAGCGGGCCAGTGACGCAAGCCATGACGGACTACATGGTCCTGTCGGCAGAGAAGGCTTCCCGCGTTGCGCTGAAAAGCCGCTTGTCCCAGGTGTTCGACTATCTGGACGAAACCGGGCAGACAGGCATTTCCTGCGCGCAGATCGATGAAGGCTGGGTTGCCAAGTTCCGCAAGTGGAGCCGCGCACAGACCTATCAGGGCAAGCCCCGCAGCAAAGCGACGGTCGAAGCCAGCATTGCCACCCTCGCCGCAGCCATCACCGCCACGCAACCGCTGAAGGCGAACTTCAAGCCGATACCGCTTGCACAGATGAACCGCACGCCGATCTATCGCGCTGGCATCCCTGAACTCGCCGCCATGTTCCGCTACTGCATGCACCCGAAGCCTAAGCCGAACTACGAGACCGAAAAGCAGCTTGCCGCATTGGTGAAGCAGCGCAGCCAACTCCTGCACTTCCTGCGGGCCAGCGTGGCGACATGGGCGCGCCCCGATGCAGTCCACGACATCAACACAGATCCGAAGCGCCGCCAGTGGTTTTCGAACGCTCGCGTTCTGTCACTGAATTACGAAGGGCGCGACCAGACCAAGAAGTTCCGGCCGACCGTGCCTATCGCAAAGCAGTTCGCCCCGCATCTCGACGCGACCGATGGCGCTTACATCACTGTAGGCAGCGTGCGGAAAGCTTGGGAAGCCATGGCGGCAGAGTTGGGTCTGCCGGGAGAGCGCGAAGGTGGCATGAAGCTTATTCGCCGCTCAATGGCAACGCTGGCCCGCCGCAAGATCGGAGAGGCCAACTGGCGGCAGGGCGAGATGATGCTAGGCCATGCGAAGCACGCCATCTCCGACATCTACGCTTTGCCCGATCCGGCCAATCTGGGCCTCGCTTTGGCAGCGACTGAAGCCATCATCGATGAAATCGATAAGGCCTGCCCCGGCGCGTTTTACCGCAAAGTTACCGCAACAGATGGCAACGTGGTGCCGCTCAATGGGTAGGAAAATGCAAGGATTACCGTTGCTTGCGATGGTGGAGCCGAGGGGGATCGAACCCCTGACCTCTACAATGCCATTGAAGCGGACATGCGCGAAAACGGCAGAAAACCGCGATTTTCCTAGCGTTCGGGAGCGGAACGGGCTAAGAACAAATAGCCCTTTCGCGGCATTTTTACCGCAAGTTTACCGCAAGGGCAAAGCGGGCCGATGGGGTGTACCACCACCCGCACCGGCCCTGAGCAAACGAGCGATAGGAGCGCCCGATGCCTGATCCGATTCTAGAACTACGCCACCGCCTCGCAAGGCTTTCGTTCCTCACTGAGGAAAACGATTGGAACAGCGACCCGCACCCGTCGAGCGGCCTGCCTATGGGCATGGGGCCTTTTTACATTCGCGAACAGTTCGGCCCCAACTACGCCAGGACCAACCGCTTTGATGTCTGCGTGACCGACCGGAAGCGCCAAGAGAAGAAGCTGTTCCGCGACATCGAGGGCATCTTTCCGGCCTTCCGCATCATGACCGATTGCATGGAGGCTTGGGCACCGATCCGCCCCGTCGATCGCGTCTATTTCATCGGGACCGAACTGACCGAGGGGAAGCTGGTCAAGGTAGGCTTCAGCCGCGACCCTGATTCACGGCTGCGCGACCTACAGACCGCCCATGGCGAGCGCCTTCAGATCTTCGCCACCGTAGAAGGCGGGATGGATCTTGAGCGCAAGTATCACAACCGCTGGAAGTTCAGGCGAGCGGAAGGCGAGTGGTTTACGCTCTGTCCCCCCATCCTTGCCGAGATTGCCCGCCTGTCAGGAGATATTTGATGGCCTTGCCCGATACAAAGCGCATGGAAGAATGGCTGCACGGTTGGGACACCGGCATGTCGTCAAAAGCGATATTCCACTACATGACGCTCGGAGTAACTGGTGGCGCAGTTCCCGCCGATCCTGCCGACCTTGGCCGATGCCTTCGCTTGCTTGAGGCGTTCCCCGAATGGAAGGCGCGGATGCCAGAGATGGCAAAGTGCAGCGAGAGGTGGGCGGGCTTGCTACCCCATTGGGATGGGATTGTCGCCAGTTTCATTGAAGAGGCTGGCGGCAAAATTCCTCCGCTACACGCAAGCTGGCGTGCGCCCGCCACATACGAACTGATGAAGTCCGCAGGCGTATGATCCCGCCTCTCTCAAGCATAAAGGAACCTGACCAATGAGCGTGGAAGAATTAGCTGCTGGTCTGACAAAGGCGCAGCGGGAGGCGATCCTTTTGGCGATGCCGTGCGAGTACGCGGGCACCTATGTCGGCAATTGTGGGGCCGAAACGATGTCTCGCTTGAGCAAGGCGGGTCTGTTCAAAGAGAAGCCTGAAGATGGCGGCGGAACATGGGGCGTTGTAGCCAGGCTCAATGATACCGGCCTCGCTGTGCGGACGTACCTTATGGAACAGGACGACGCTCTACCCGCACCCCCTCTATCGCAGGAGTGAATGACGCGGGCCGGGGCGCTCACCGGCTTTCGTGAAGGGCGTTGTAGCGGGCCGCCCCTCGCTGGTGCCGAAAGGGCGACACCCCGCGTCCCCATTTTCATACCCCATTTCGCTTGCGAACAAAAGGTGATTCTGGCATATTCTGTGGGCTGCGGCGGCACGATGTGCGGGCGGTGACGAGGATTAGAAGCTTCGATGCGCGGGACCGATCACCCTTAAGCGCGAGACAGGGGCCTCCTACGCCGCAGCTACCTCACATTGCTCTGCGCCATCTCAGGCAACACAGGGCTAATCCGTGCCCCTCTTGAATGACAGAACCCGCAACGCAGCTTAGGCTCCAGCCTGTCCACCTGATACGGCAGCTTGCGGGCATGCAGGCGCATCAGCAGTTCGGTTGCAGACCAGTCCACCTTGCGCCCGCACTTGCACGATACCCTCACCTTGTACCCGTGTCGGGCAAAGTCGTTTATCGAATCAAGCTTGATGCGGCCCATGCCTGATAATGGAACGGATGGGGAACGGTTACAAGACCTGCGTGCCGTTGACCCATAGCTGCGAACCCTCTGCGGCGTTCTCGACACTGAACAGCTTTTGGTCTTCCGGTGCAAACAGCGTATTGATGACGACCTTTCTGGGGCCGCTCTCGAAAGCCACGATAGGCTTTGTGGGCGCGTCTGGTGCTTCGAGCCTGTCGATCACGATGGCTTCTGTAGATCCACCGGGCTTGGCGATGATATGGGCAAAGCGCGGCGAACGCGAGATGATGCGTCCATGCTTGTCGGAGGCATCCCATAGTTTCAGGCTTTGGCGGGCGCTCTCGATGTCCACCTGATTGATGCGACAGTTCTCGCCCTTGCAGTCGATCCCGGCATCCGAGACGTTCTTGATGACGCCATGCTCGATCAGGCCGAGGTCGTGCCCGCGTTCGACGCTGATGCCATCTGCGTTTGCGTAATTGCTTCCCGCCGCCATTATGACATTGCGGAAGTCGAACCGGCTGACTTCCCAATCGGTGCAGGTGTCGCCGTCCTTGCCCCACAGACATATCGCCGCAAAGGCATCGTTGGCGTTAGTGATTTCGCGTTCGCCACGGAATGTCAGGTTGTGGGCGCGCAGTTTACCGATGGTGTCAGTGGCGCGCAGAAAGCCAATTCCATAGCTGGAAACGCTCGCCTCAATGCTCATGATGCGGTTGAGGTAGATCGACGGTGCGCCGCGCATCACGATCAGCGGGCCGAAGCGCTCTAGGAATACATCCTCACAGCTTACATCAGCCAGGGGATTGGCGCCGCTGTCATTGCCCTTCCACCCGATCCAGTTGTCCGACCACCATGCGTCCTTCATGGCGATGGACTGACCGGCCTTGCGATTGATCCCGCCTGCACCCACAGAAGCTTCTTCCTGCGTGATGATCGGTTCTTCCGGCTCCAGAATGGCCCCGTATTGCACAGGTTCGGCAGGAACGGTCGGCTCGGGATCCTCGGGGACAGGCTCCGATACGTCAGCTTCCGGTATATCCAGAGCATCGCAAATGGCCGCGCCAAGTGCGGTGACTGCCGTCATGATGGCTTCGCGTCGTGTGGTCATAGCGAGAAACTCTCTGATGGATGGGCTGCGAGGAAGTCGGCCACCGCTTTCTGCTCGAACGCGGGAAGATGGCGCTGCAACAGGCGTTCGCCGTGCATGATGAGGCCTACCTTGCCATTGAGCGCGTCGGACCCGTCGCGGCTGCCGATGGTGAAATTGTAATTGTCGCCGCTATTCGGGGTGCCGCCCAGCGTGGCACGGGCGACTTCGACCCCGTTCTTGCGAAGGATCAGCGTCTTGTCGCGGTTCAGGTGAAGCGTCACTAGCGTCCAGTCCGTGGTCATATTGACGGTATCGGCCACGGCTGTAGTGCTAGTGCTTGCGCCGTAACGCCAAAAGCAATCCAGCTTGCCGTTGACCGTCCGCATCTGGAACTGGCGGTTGAGATTGCTGCCGGTCGCATCGCGCCCGATAATCGTCTGGTTGGTGCTGGTGCTGACCGCGTTCAGCTTGACCATCGCCGCCCATGTGTGGCCGGTATTACCGTTCAGCGCTGTATCGTTCGCACCAAAGGCGTAGTCGCCGGAAAGAACCTCGATGCCCTGCGGCGACCAGGCCGGGTCGGCTGCGTCCGCGCCCGTGCTGGAACCCATGCGCAGCGTGGGCTTGCCCGTTACCGCGTTGTTTGCGACCTGCCCACTGCCTTCGTTGAATAGCCACTCGTTCGTGACCATGGCCGAAACCTGATTAGCATTTGCGGCCTTGTACCGAGCGAGCAGAGGCAGCACCACTTCGTCGTACCAGTCGTCGATGTTCGACGTGGCCTTGGCCGAGTTAATGCCCACCACGCTGTCAGGCGGGATATAATGATTAGGCGAATACGGGCTATCGGTTGTTCCGGTGGTTGGCCAGCCACCCGCGCCATCGCTCGGACCCCATGTGCCGACCACCCATGGATAGCGGGTGCCGTTCGTAATCGTGCGCAGCGGTCCACAACGCAGCGATGCATTCGCAGGGTCGTAGTTGGCAAGTCGGTCGAACTCTTTCAGGAGCCAGTAGAACCAACCGTCACCCGCGCGGAAATACAGGTTCGTGTAGTTCGACGCGATCCGCTCTGCCTCCAGTGCAAGCCCCATGGCCCCACAGCCGCGTACGTAGTTCCAGACTTGTTCTGCCGGGGCAGCTTCGTCATTGCAGGTATAGGCCTGATAGCAGGGGTTGATGATCTGCAACGCACCGAAATTGCCGGGAACACCGGCTGACTGCCAGTGCTGCCCCATGATCCATTTCCAGCAATTCTGCGTCATGTACGAATTGTGCTTGGACTGAATCAGCCATACGACGCGATTGCAGAAGTCAGGCATGACACCGCGTGTCACTGCCTTGTTCAAGGCCTGCGCGAAGGATGAGCAGCCACCCTGCGAAATGACGAGCAGTTTTCCCTTCGGGTTTGTCTGGAACGTGCCGGTCGGGCTGGCATCCTGTGCAGCGGCAATAATTAGATCCGCTGCCGCTTCCGCCGCCGCATAGCCAGTGTCGCCGGATATGAAGTACCCACGCGAAGGCGCGTCACCGGCTGGACCCTGGACCTTCAGCGCGTCAAGAGCCGCTTTGGTCTTGAACTGGCCCGATGCTCCATAGGTTGCCAGCTTGGCATAGTCGGAATCGTATGCGGTAAGCATCGCATCCCATCCGGAAGTCTGGCCGTCAGGTGCATCAGCGATCAGACCCTTGATGTCGTAAATGTCTTGCGCAGCAAGGAATAGCGCAGCTGCACTTTCATCGTCGCGTTCGTTTGCCGGATCAATATCGGCGGTAACGACCATCTTGTACCGCGTGTCGGTAGGCGTAGGCGTTGGGCTTGGCGAAGGTGACGCGGAACTGAAGCCAAGACCAAAACCGAAACCGAACATCAGTTATTCTCCGTGAGGCTTCGCGCCCATTCCTGCGCGGCGGTCAGGCGGGTGTGCAGGGTCGTGCAGATCTTTACGTCCGTGGTGGGGACTGCAACCAACTCGGTGTCGGAATAGGATCGGTTATCGCTTTGGGCACCGCCACTTCCGGAGCCGGTTCCGGTTCCGCCGGATGCACCACAAGCTGCTTGCCGCAGCCGGTTGCGGCGAATGAAATCATTAGCGCGAGACTGAGCCTCGCTTTCGGCTTCAGCCAATCGAACATCGGACTGCTCCTGTAGATCGCGGTAATGCTGTTCCTGCGCCTCGCGTGCCTGCTTGGCCTTGACTGCGGCCTCGGCCTGGGCCGTCTTGTATTCGGCTTGCTGCTGGAAATAGGCCTGCTGGATGTCCTCTGCCCGGTCGCGGGCATTGTCGCGGCTTATCAGGGCCAAAATGGCGACAAGCCCGAATCCTATTGCCAGCGCGCCGCGGAAGCCGATCAGCGCCCAAGCCGAGCGGGCAAAACCTATCACTCCAACCGGTATCATTGACCGAACTCTGCGCGGTAAGCGTCAGACAGCGCTGGTGCGCGATTGAAGCTCAACTTGCCGGGATAGCCGCCGTCATCGTTCCAATAGGTGTGGTAGAAACAGTCATGCGCCCGCATCCATTCGAACATCAGGCCGATCAGATCCGAACTGTCGGGGTTCTTCACGCCCCACTCCGAGATCGCCATCGGCTTGTTGTGGGCGCTGGCGAAACGCTTCAGCCATTCCAGACCGCAAGGCCGCCATTTGATGTCATTGAATGCTTCGTCCGGGTCCTGCGGGTTCCAGTCGTTGTGGTAAATATCGGTCCCGATAACCCCGATGAATTCATCGCCGGGATAGCATTTCTCGACCATCTCGGTCGCCATGTCGCCTTGGCTATCGGGGCAGAACTCGAATACGAAGCGCTTGGACACGCCGTGATACGACGTAATCATCTGTCGCAGTGCTTCAGCGAACAGTTCCTCTTGACCCTTCGCATGCCACGGCTGCTCAAGGTTCATCTCCCAAGCAGCGCGGACATTGATCGCATCGTCGCCGGGAGAGTTGGCAAGCAAGTCCTGCGCCTGCTTCACATAGTGCTGATTGTAGCCGCCCCTCGCCGCAACCGACAGGACAGACGACCAAGGGATCAGCGGGATCGACCATAGCTTGACCCGGTCGATGTCCTTCCAGACACCCGACAGCCAACCCGTCTGAGCATCTGTCCAATCGGCCTTGCCGATATGCAGCTGGACGGCATCCGCGTTGCGGCCAAGCCATGCCTCGTATTGGTAGAGGTCTTCAGGTTTGTTGCCGATGTATACGGCATTGATCGGGCCGAGCGGCAAGGGTGCTGGGGTCGGTTCAGGAATCGGCGTAGGGTCCTCAACCCCATAGAAAATATCCGCCAGAGCCGTGCCGACCTCCCTCGCCTGCTTCGGATTCAGTTCGAGCGACTTGCCGATGCGAGCGCAGCGGACGAGGAAGGCGGCGCGGTCGATCATGCGAGGTTCTTCGTCTTGATGAGATCGCGAACCAGCGTGATCAGCGTGATGACGCTGCCCGAAAGCATCGCCCACTGTTCCGCTTCCATCACGCCGAAGGTGACCAGCATCGATCCGATGACCATGATGATCTGTTCCCAGACCGTGTCCGTCGAAGGCTGAACCCCTGCGAACGTCTGGACGCCCGACAGATTCTTGGTTGCATACCATTCCGCCCCGAGCAGACCGGCCGCCAGAATGAAGCCGAGAAGACCCAGCCAGAAGGTTCCGGTGAGCAGGCCCATCACCATCAGCACGCCGCCGATGATCAGTGCCAGTTTGCGAAGTCCCGTTGCCGCGAGGGCAATCATCTTGAGATCCTTGAACATCATCTTTCTCCGTCTCGTGTGATTTCATCGGCCATGTCATCAGCCGCATCAGCCACCGCGCGCGCGGCTTCATCGCGCCCGATGTTCGTTTCCACGCCAGTCTTCGAAGCCTTGAATGAGAGACGCCCCCCGGCCACCACGATCACCATCAGGACCGCCAGACACAGCGCAACCACGCCGCCGTCGATCAGCGATCCTTCGCGCAGGACGTTCAATTGCTGTTGCTGGATTTCGAAACAGTGCTTGAGGGCGAATTCCGGCCGACCAGTGGCATACTTGGCCGCACCCAGCCCCTTCACGCACCAGTCGGCGCCGATCATCTGATAGGCCCAGATCCGCATCCCCATGACGTAAAGGCTCGTCACGGCAACGCAGACCAGCGCGAATGTTCGGATGGAGCGGCGGCGCTCGATCACAGCAACCGCTCCAGTTCCGGCATGACGTTCACGCGCTTCCCGCCGACAGGCTGATACGATGGCTTGGCGACGTTATAGACGAGCACAGTCCCGTCACCTGACCACTTGCCGTCAAAGAAAAGCGCCTGTTCGCCCTTGCGGCGTCCGATGATCTCTTTCGGCTTGGACCAGTTCAGGATTGCGCGGCGTGCGCCATCCTTGTCGCCGTCCTTCCACTTGCGCACCCAATCGGCGCGGGCGATTGCCCCGGTGTTGTAGTGGAACGACAGGGCCGCCCCCAACTGCGCCTCAGTCAGATTGTGACCGGCAAAGGCTTGCAGCACGGTAGGCAGATACTTTTCGCGCAGCGCCCAGAGGTAAATCTCAAGACACTTCTCGATAGTCTGCGGGTTGTCCTTGTAGCGTCCAACGTGATGCCCGCTCGCATCGGTAATGCCGACGCCCCAAGTCCATATGCCGACTGAATCCTTGTAGGCTTCGCGGACAAGGCCTTCGTGATAAAGCAATTCAGCCGCAATGCGCGGAGTTATCATCGTCATCGGTTTTGCTCCGAGATAAATGTCCCACGCGCGCAGGATGATGCTGACAAGATCATGTCTCATTCCGCTTCCTCGAAACGACAGCACCCGCAATCGCGCCCTTCTCAAGGGCGATCTCGTCACGTTGCGCGGCGCGGTAGGCCTTCACCCGGTCAAGGTTCTCGCTCACCTTTTCGGGATTGGACTCAAGCAGCATGATCAGCATGTCGAATGCCTGCCGCTCGTTGTTCAGTTGATGTCTGGTAACCTGCAAATCGGCCTCGGCTTTTCCGAGCCGCCGCTCCAAATCTTCGACCCGTTCCATCATGCGTGCGGCGAAGGCCGCGTCCCCCTCTTTCTTGATCCGCGCCATTTCCGGTCGAGCGCGGATGTACGAGATGAGAGCTGCGGCAATCAGTCCGATGGGCGTGGCGGTCGCCAGCGTCTTCACGAACGTCATCGCCATTTCAGTCACGCCGTCCCCTACCGCCATGACTTGACTGCCCGAGTAGACATGATGGTGAACGTGGCCACGACGCAGTGCAGACACGCGCCGATCAGCATGAAGAACGACGTATCGAAGAGGCGATAAACGGTCAGATTGTAGGCGATGTCGAGGCAAGCGAAGAACATCGGAACCTGCATCGCTTCCAGCGGGGTAAGCTCTCGCTTGAAAGCGGACTTGGCTGCACCGCGAAGCTTGAACGCCGCCAGCAGGAACAGGACCACAGCCAGCCCATGCGCGACCATGATGGCGTGCGTCATCGACCGGCACCTGTCCGACCCTTCCGCTCGATGTTCGCTTGTGCAGGCATGATGCCCCCGAAGTTACGGTCTTGGGGACATTGGCTGTAGGTTCGGGGTGTCCGCTACGGACGGGGCATTGAGCGGCTATGCGCCACTATGAAGCATCAAGCGGCTTGATATTGCTTTCTTAACAATTGCGCCCGATACCGTCGATATGAAACCATGCGGGGCGGGCAAATGACTGTGATCACATCTATCGCTGTATCTACGGCTATACAATTCGCTCTGCTGTGCGGCATCTTTTCGGTAGTCTTCGCCATGGAGCTTGCTCGGCCAATGGGAGAACAGGCTCCCTTGCGGGCGCGACTCGATGGCCTCCGGTTTATGTTTATACAGGTTATGGCCGGGGCATATATTCTCGCCGTACTGCAAGCCTTACTGTTCTACTATGACTACCGGCCCGACCCTGTTTTTGACGCGAGAACTGTACTCGGAAGCGTGGCATCAGCTTTTGTCGCCATAGTCCTGTATGACTTTTTCTATTATTGGGTGCATCGTGCCCAGCACACATTGCCGCTTCTATGGCGTTTCCACGCCGTCCATCATTCCGTTCGCCATCTTTCGGTCCCGTGCGGTTATGGGCATTTCACCGAACAGATTTTCAAGGCCATCATCATCCTGGGTCCGCTCTCGCATCTCATCGCATGGAACGGCGCGGTGGTCGCTACGCTCTTCATTCTATTTCAGGGCACGTACATTCATTCGAGCACAAGCATTTCGCTCGGTCGAGGTGCTTGGCTTATCGGAGATCCGCGAACTCATCGGATTCACCACTCGCGAGAGCCAGAACACTTTGACAGGAATTTCGGCTCGCTCACGCTAGTTTGGGACAAGATGTTCGGCACCGCGTACTTCCCGCGCCGAGATGAATGGCCCGATGTCGGCATAGACGAACACGGTCCGCCGACCTCGGTATGGGAATACTTAACCCTGCCCTTCCGTCGGAGTGAGGGCCGCCGTGCCACCGATCAGGAAAAAATCGATCCCGTGAATGTCGGATCGAGGTAGAGGATGCGATCAGGCAAAGCGTCTATCGGGATAGTGTTTCGCAGTCTGCCAGTCGTTGCCGTATTCCTGATATAGTTACGCACGGTCTGCACCTGTGCGCGGGTGGTCAGTTTTGCTTCACCCTCTAGGAGACAAGCGATCACGCCAGCTACCATGGGGGCGGCGAAGCTAGTACCTGACCAAATACGTACAGCTGTGTCGCTGGTCCGTGTTGCACCGTAAACCGATTGGCCAGCCGAAGACACGTCCACCCGTGATCCGTAGTTGGTCCCGAAACCCCACTCGTAATACGGTCTATCGTCAGGGCCGATTCCGCCGCAGACAATTACTTCTGCATCACTCTCGGCGGGATACACGGCGATCGAAGCCAAATCTTCGATGTCATTCCCAGCTGAGGCGCAAACAACCATTCCGGCATTGATCATGTCTGAAATGGCGGAATTAATGACGGCGCCGGTTGTTTTCAGCGACATATTTGCAACCGCCGGTTTCGACCGCGCGTTAAAATCGCTGAGGGCCTGATTGAATGTGGTGATGAACGCGGTGTTATCGCCAGCGCCCCCTCCGTTGATGCATTTGTAAGATCGAATGCTGGCACCTCTAGCCGGCCCCATTGTAGATCCTGCGGCAACGCTCATCGTACCGGTCCCGTGCCCGAAGTCGTCGCCAGCACCGCCGCTGGAATAATACTCGTAGACGTTCGAAGCGCGGCCGCCGAACTCTGAATGGGTCAACCGAACGCCGGAATCAAATGAGTAAATGTCCACACCGGTCCCGATCCTATTAGGCCGGTAAAACGTGTCGATCGGGAAACTGTAATCAAGCCGGTCCACGTTCCAAGGCGCACGCCTCCTAAGCAGTCGGACGAGACCCCAATTCCCGCCGGTCATGTCCGCTGCAATCGAGATGGACTGATCCGCCGTTCCTTTCACCGGGATGTCGTCTCGCTCGGCGATTTCAACCCCAGGTAGCGGTGGGAGTTGTTCGGGCTGTACGCTGGGTAGGCGGAAATGGCGCGGCAACGCGCTGAACGTTTCGTATTTGACCGAGCCAAGCGCGGCGATGAACTGGTCTCGGTCCTGCCCCTCGGCAATGACAATCAGCGTTCCCATCAGCTTGCCTCAACGATGTCCATGGCGAACCACATATCTTGAGTCGCCGACAAGGCGAGAGTGCTGCCGCTGTTCTGATAGACCCATAGTTCGAAATAATCGCCGCTCGTCACATCAACCACCGCAGTCGCAATGTTGAGCGAGGTGGTACTGTTACCGACACGCACGTCGAGCGGCCGACCATGGAACGTAGCGCCGTTTTTCATCATCCACGTAGAACGAAAGCCCGTGGAATTGTTCGCCCACGATAGGTTCGCAGCCAATCGAACTTTCGTTACGCCAGTGGGCACGACCAGTCGATTAGGCGAGCCGATATTCCAGATACCGTCCGTGTCCCTACCATCCGGAGCGGCATCGCTCATCCATGAGATTGCGGTAGAAACCCCGTTTGAAATATTGAGGTTTGCCGTGCGATAGGCTCTTGCACCACGATACGGGGCGCTAGACGACACGATACTGGGATCGGTGTTCACGAACGTCTTCAATTCATCAAGCGTCACCTTGCGGCTGTTTCCGCTGGCGTCGATCAAGTGAAACAGTTCGGTCCCGTCCATCCCGCCAACGGCGGTGAGTTCGCTAATTTGCTTGTTAGCCATTACGCTGCGTCTCCTGAGAGTTCGATCTTGTCATCCCCGTCGGTCGCATCGCCGGACAGAAGGATGAATTGCGGCTCATTGAGTTCGTCATCAGGTGTCGCCAACAAGGTGGAGGTGGCAACAAGCACCCAATGCTCGAAATACTGAAGGCTCTGAAAGTAGCCGTCGTCATCGGTTCGTTCCGACCACACACGCAGCCGAACGATCCCGTCATAGTCCGGCCCAGGAACAACAAACGTCGTGCCCGTCAGACCCGAATGCGTGGTAAGCAGGTTCTCGTCGGGATCCAGCACCTCAATCAGGGTGGTTTGACCCGCCTCCGGTGTCATGGTGCTATCGGTCCATGAAAGAACCTGGCTGTCTTCCATTAGTCGGTTACGGTTCGCCCAAATGACGGTGACCGTCGCTCCTACTGCGTTGATGACGTCTGACGGCGAAGACCACCCGACCCCATTGACCTGCACATTCGCTGGCCTATTCGGCAGCCATGGCCTTTCGGTCAGGGTCGCGCTTTCGAATGGCGCGGTTCCATACGGGAGAAGACCCTGCGAGGTGCGCGGCAGGAGCTTGTAATCGACTGTCTCGCCTGCCGATCGAACGAGAGGATCTTCGAATAGAGTTGAGCCGTCCACGAACCAGACTGGCGTTCCTGCCGGCCAAGCGCGGGGGACCGTATCGAGAACGCCACGGATCAGGTCGTAATCGCCGGTATCGATGAGGACGATCTCGTTCCCGGCCTCGCCATCTTCCCCGATGATTGCAAAGCCGCCTACGGTCGGGAATGTCTGCCCCACGATACTGTCAAAGCTGACCGCCGCTGACAAAGCCTCTGCGTCGAGATCGGCTGCCAGTTCGCCGCGCCCGATGATGTTGTTCGTCGCAATGGATTCCGAAGACGTATCGCCGTTTGCCAGCGTGACATCATCCCACAGTTCATATTCGAACGTATCGGTGTTGTCGGTTGTCGCCAGAATGCCCGCCAGCACTTCGGGATATTCGGGACTGTCAACGAATGCCGCCACCGTCGTGTCAGCTGCGAGGAACAGCGGCAGGGTGAATATCTCGACCGTCTCAATCGGTGTCGGCTCGGATGTCGGGTCAACCCATTCTGTCGTCGGCGGTGCATCATAGGAACCTACGTCCAGACCGTACACATCTTCCATCAGCGAAAGTTTGATCGTCGGGTCGCCGGGCTTGCCGTAATCGATCGATGTCACCCGCATGACCAGTTCGGAAATGCCATATTCGGGCCATGTGACCTTCAGCACCGATGCAGGCCGCAGGCGCCATTGCGTGCGGTCCACTTCGGCTTCGCATGTCGCCAACGGCTGACCCGCAGAACGCAAGTCCCGATAGGCCAGATCCTGCGCCAGACGCGCGCTGCGAACGCCGTAGTAGTTCCGGCCATCCGATACGATTGCGCCTTGGGTCGCAATGGACGCCAGATCCTGCGCGGTAATCGTTTCTTCCTGTTCGTTCTCCGGGTTCGTCCAGGTGACGACGATCTCGTTGACGATGTCGCCCCACAGCTTGCGCGAGAACGATGTCAGGTCTGCGTTGTCGGGATCGATGACCGGCAGCGTCTCTGCATCGTAATCGCCGCGGATCAGTTTCAGGGTGAGCAACCCGGTCGACGGATCGACGAACAGCACCCCTTGAATATGATCCAGTACCTCTTGCACAAAGTCCTGAATCGATGCCTGCCGCGTCCAGATCATCGAAAGGCCGAACGCCTCGGCATAAAGGACAAGGCTCGCGTCGTCGAAGCTGTCGTAATCAATCGCGGCGGTAGGGGAGCCCATGCCCCAATTGGTGTTTGTCAGACACTCGTAGATGATATGCGCGGGGTTCGCGTTGCCAGTGACTGCGTCAGGATAGAGCGCATTGGTAACGGCGTTCGTAAGACCTGCTTCGTCGCCATCGTCGACGACGGGCACGCCATCGCTCGGGGTATTGTCGACCTCCTCAGTGTAAGAAGTGTCCGTCAGGTCGATGTTGATACCGAAGGACTGTATGGCGCCCATGGTAGCGAGTATTGCGCCAGCCTGCTCAGCGATTTCGGTTGGCGTTGCGCCGGAAACAACTGAAGGTCCGCCATCAGTTATGAAAAACAGGAAACGGTCAGTAATGGCCGCGTCAGTCGCGTCAAAGAAGGCTTTGGCGCTGTTCATGCCAGCGCGGAAGTCCGTGTCAGTGGCATTCGCGATGCGCGATTGAACCCAGCTATTAACGGCGTCCACATCAGAACCATCCGCGCTTCGGCGTGTAATGGTCTGACTAGGCGACCCGAATGTCACCACGGACAAGTCGATCTCGACACCGCTCTCGACGCTGGCCTTGATCAGGTTCAGCACGGACGACATCGCAGACTTGAGGATGGTCAGCCTGTCGTTATCGTTCATTGACGTGGACAGATCGATCGCAAAGCAGATCGCCCGCGGCTCGCGCTCACCTTCGACGATCAGGGCATAATCAGGATTGAGCCCGACAGGCTTGCGGCGCACCTTGGCCCAGACGCCGGGCAGGAAAGGCGTGTTGGCAGACCAGAGGAAACCCTCGTTCCCGGTCTTGCCGTAGAAGAACAGGCTGGCAAGTCCTCGAAACGCAGGGCAGCTCGCACCATCAGGGCGCCCAAGTTTCTGGGCCAGATTATCGGTCAGAAGTTGCGAACTCTCGCCGCGGAAAAAGTGTACTTTCCCGACCAGTCCGCCCTCTTTCTTGATGCCGCCGAACAGTTCGGGTTGGTCGATATTGAAAGATGCCTGCTCGATCAGTTCACCGGTCCAGGCCGTCTTTTCCTTGATGATGATGCTCAAGAGCGCGTCGATAGGCCCGGAACAAATACCGAAATGCTCGGACATGCTGTATTCGGTGACCTCGACCTTTGGCGATTTCGACTTACCCACGGCGCGCAATCGTCCGTTCTACGACCTGCTGGCCTTGCGCATCCCCGGTGGCGAGCATCTGGTCGGCGGGGATGCCGTGCTTCATGAAGCGGGGGAAATCGAGATCGTGATCGTGAAACCACCTGCGCACGCCGGTCGGGCAATGACCCGCCTTGATGCAGTCATCCATGGTGATGATGAGGTCCATGCCTTTAGGTCGTCCGGTCTCGCTCGCTTATCTACGGACGATGCTAGGACTGGCGGGTATTGGGCTGTAGGTTCAGGCTTTAACCTTCGACGTCCGCTTGCTCTTCTCGCCGTACCACAGCAGGTTCAGGCCCTTGACCGTCATCGTGCCGAACACCACCGGGATTGGTCGGCCAGCCTCGGCTGTCGGGTCTTCCAGATCCTTGACCGCGTCCGGCTTTGGCGTCTTGATCTTGGGTGCGAGAAGAAGAGAAACCCCAACCGATACGACCGCCGCTACGACAATGAGCCACCAAGCCATCAGGCCACCTCAATAATACGGGTTAGTGTTGATGACATTCTTGATCGGGATCCACGGTTGCCCGCCGAAGTTGATCACGTTGTCATGAAGCGCTTCGCAGTCCCCCGACGGCGCGAAGGCCTTGTGATTGCAGCCCAGCACGACGTCGACATCGTCAGCCGCAGCCAGACCCTTGGGGATGCCGGATAGCGTCAGGGTATCGCCCGAAACTCGAACGATCGTGCGGCGCTCAATCGATGAACCTGAAGGCGTCCATTCCAGCATGCCGCGCAGGAACTTGGCCGCCGTGAATGAACCCTCCCACCCTGCGGTCAGCGTAACGGTTGAACCTGACACCGAAGCGACCGTTGCCGACACTGTTGCCGCGGCCTTCGACGCCCCGCATTGTGTCCCGTAAAGCTGATGCGGGCATCCATACTGGTAATGCCGGCGAAGCCCCGGCCTGTGCATTTGCGTCGACACGGGCTCGCCCGACAGCACCAGTTCCCCGCCCTCGCGCGATACCGTCACCACCCGGCCGGCCCAGACCACGACGAACTCCGAATCCGCGTCGTCGATGTGGCCTTCGTAGATCGTCAGCGTCACGACATTGGAAGGTGGATAGACGCGGAACAGTTCGGACAGGTCCGTGCCGATGTCCATGCCCAGCTTCAGCGATGACTTGTCGAGCGTGCCATTCGAGGTGATGCCGTCGCGCTGGATAGGCACCGGCACATACGTGATCTCTCCGACAGAGCCGCCATGGTCGATCGTGATTGCATCGGTGTGCGCGGTGTAGGCGTAATATTCGCCTGCCTCGGTTCCATAGCGAAACAGGAAGCATTGCACCGGTCCGCCATCGTCGCGGCTTTCTTCGAAGGCTTCGTATGTCATGCTTTCACCGATTGGAAACTGGCGCGGATCGTCGCGCTAAGGGGCGTGCGCCACAGCGTTGTCAGGTCATCCGACGCGAACCGGACCAGCGGCATCCACGAAATGCGGGCGACATTCGCAGCTGTCAGGTCGGAGGGCCATGGACTGTTTACCGTAATCTGGCTGTTGACGCCCGTTGACGATATGCCGGTGATCAACCTGCGGATGCGCGTTCCATCCACCTTCACCACTTCGATCGCTTCGGGCTGTTCGTCAAAGTCGAGCGAGCCAAAGTCCGTTGCGATGTCGGTCCCCGCAGCGAGGAATGTGCTTGTTCCTGACGTTGCCGTAGCGGCTAGCGTGAAATCCTTTTCCGTGGTCGGGCGATAGAACGCCCCGCGCCGCCCCTTGGCCCGCAGGAAGGTCTGTTCGATGGCTTGGGCACCAGCACGGCTTAGACCGCTGTATTCGGCCTCAGTGACCGTCTCAGCCCGTTCTATGGGGCGAAACTGTGCTGTCCGACCGTAACCGAAGTCGATTTGCTCAACCGGCCATATGTGTTCGATCCCCGGCGATGCAGACCAGTCCGGTTCTGCGGTCAGGACTTCATAGCCATTGAAGGTGTCGGATGCCGTGCCTTCGTCTTCGGGAGGTTCGCCGCCAGGATAGGCCGCGAAACCGACCTGCAGTTCCTTCGCGCCCCGCCTCAATCGCGATGCGTTCAGACTGCCGGAAAGCAGTCCGAATATCCCCGGCCTTACAACCGAACCGCTGGGCCACGCATTGGACAGCGCACCCGTCAGGCTGACGGTCGAACCGGAAACCCCATCCACCACCACCATTTCATGCACGGCCCCGCACAGGACAAGGATTTGGCCCTCTGCAATCCATGGCGATGCGACAGTGATCGACGTATTCCCGCCAGATGCCGCCGCCGTGGTCAGTGCGTGCCGACCGTAATCGGGGATGGCAGCAGGCTTGTTCTGCCATGCGCGCAGGAAGTGATTGCCCGCCCCCTCGCGAAGCATGGTGGCATACCGCATGGACAGGCGCGGCACATCCCGTAGCGCCCGCCGCTGTTCGGTGCCGTTGCGCGAGGTGATAATGTCGGTCTTAAACGAGCGGGTGAACTCGTAACCGCGTGACCAATCGGGGCCATAGTCCCATAACCGTGCTGCCGATGGGGTCAGAACATCATAGGTCATCGGGCAAGCCGTGAATTGATCTTGCCGCTATTCTGTCCGAAGAAGTCCAGTATCTTTCGCTGTGCACCGGGGCTGGAAAGCATCGCCTCCATCGCAGATGCCGGGTTCATCGTCGGATAGAGATTGACCGGCTGTTGAGCCGCCGCACCGCGTTCGACCGCGCTTTCGATCCGGCGCAAGGCGTTCTCATCCAGACCGCCGCCCATCCGGCCCGCAGAGGCAGGGCTGTTGTTCGGACGGATGGCCCGCACAGACCCACCTTCAGCGAATGCAGGCGGCAGTTCGCCCGTCCGGTTGATGTATTCCAGACTGCCCTTGCCCAGCTTCGAAGCGGACGTTGCCTTGATGACATATTCGCCGGGGCTTGCCGCCATCAGAACCTTGTCGTCACGCGGGCCGCCCACACCATAGATCGGGCCGCCGTCTTTCCTTCCAACAGCACCCACTGTAGCCAGCCCTTGCGACAGGGCAAAGGTGGATGCCAACGCCGCCGCTGCAGGGCCAGCGTTCGCGCCAAGTGTGGCAAGCGAAGCCGCCGCCGCTGCCGGTGCCCATGCCGCCGCCGCTGCTGATGCTTGCGCCGTGGTCGCTGCCGTTGCCGACTGACCCAAGGTGCTGCCGATGGTCCGCAATATAATCTGCTGAAGTGCAAGCCTGACAAGGCCCTCGGTCAGCGTTGCCAATGCAGCCCGCCCGACATCGCCAAGAGAGCGGAAGTTTACAATTGCATCGACCAGTTTGTCGTTGAACGTATTCAGAACATCCACGCCGAGGCTTTCCAGTTCCAGCGACATGTTCGACTGCGCATCCTGCAGGTCGGAGATATACTGCTCGAAAGGAGACTGCTGGCTTTGGCTCAGTGCCTCGCGGTCATTGGCCTGCCTTTGGGCCAGCAATGCCCGCGCACGGTCGGCTTCGGCAATTTCGCCGTTGGCAATCTGCTGCTCCAACAGGCTGCGCTCGATCTCCTGCTGAATGGCGATTGCGCGTTGTTCGATCTGATTGCGCGCTTCGACATTGCGCTCGATGTCGGCTTGGCTATCCAGCACATCCAGTTGCATCGCCAGATCGTCGCGCTTCTGGCGCAGTATCTCTTCGTTCAGGTCGTCAAGAACCTGCTGCGTGTATTGCCCAATGGCGGGATTGATGACGATGTCGCCGTTTGCATCGCGAATAGTCTGCGCGCGGCCATAGAGCGCATCGACAATGGCAACCTGTGCCTGCCGCTGTTCGTCGATGAACTTGGCCAGATTGGCCTTCTCTTCGGGCGTGGTCGTTTCGTCGGCATTGACATCCGCCAAGTCGCGTTGCGATTGGGTGTCAATCTCGCGCAGCCGTTCACGCTTTTCCAAGGCCAGCAGTTCACGCTGCAGGTCTGCCCGCTTGTCGATATCGGTCGTAAGCGAAATGCGCGCCTGCAATTCCTCCGCCTGCAAGCGTGCAAGGTCGGAAGTGTATGCGTTTTCCAGTTCTTCCGCAGATGGGCCGGAAACAGGCTTTGGCGGCTTGGGTGTTTTTTTGGGCTTCTTATCGTCTTCAATAATGCCACCGCTGATTTTGGGGAAGTTCTCAAACTCCGCCAATGCCGCCTTGGCCTCCTCGATAGCCGCTCTGGCAGCTTTGATGTCTCCATTGGCCTGCGCCATCTCGCCGCGCCCGCCAAGACCGAACATTGACGCGATACCGCGAATTGGGTTCGGACCTGCGAAACTGCCACCCGAAAGGGGGTTGCTCTGAATTTCAATCGCAGCAGCCTTAGCCTTGGCCTCTGCTGCCTTGAGGGCCGCACGCGCAGTCGCGATAAGCGCACGCGCTTCTTCCTTCGTGGCGGCGGCGTTCTTGCGCGCTTCAACGGCGGCTTTGCCAGTCGCTGTGGCCAGCGTCTGTGCAGCGTCCGCAGCCCTCTTGCGAATGTCGGTCGCATCGCTTTCGATCTTTTGGTAAGCAGCAGATGCCTTGCCATTCTCTTCAACGCGCTTCGATGCAAGGTAGAAACCCGCAGCGACACCCGCGACAGCAAGACCAACGGGACCACCGAACAACGCGGCCAGTCCAGCAGCACCCCTTGCCGCAACACCTTGCGCCACGGATAGGCGAGTGACGGATGCCGCCGCTGCGTTTGCCGCCGCCGCATTCCCCAGCATGAGGGGGCCGAGCCGCGCCTGTGCCGCAGCTAACGCGACTGCCGTCTGCGTGGCCCTTACATCCGCAACGGACTTCGCAATTGTAGCGCCCGCCGCTGCGCCCATGGCCGTAACGTATCGTATACCGATAGCCGCAGCGATGGCAGTGATTGCCGGGATGATGACGTCTAAATTTTCGGCAAGCTTGGCAAGGGTCGCACCCAGAGCAGCTGACACACCGTTCGCCTTGTCAGCTTCACCAAAATAAACCGTCAAAGCATTCGTCAGCGTGGTAACACCTGCCGACAGGGTCAGCGTTGCATTAGCGGCTTTGTCTTCAAGAACACCAGCGCCAGCCAAGATAGCGTCAAAGAACTCCTTGCTGGTGACGCTGCTGTCCTTGACGTCGCGGGTCAGCCTCCCGACCGATCCGCCCCATCTGTCAGACCCTGCCGCTGCCGCCTGAAGAAGCGGATAGAGACTGTCGATCAGCGAGTTGTATTCTTCAGCCTGCACTTTGTTGCCACGAAACACCTGCTGCAACTGCAAGAGCGCGCCGCCTGCCTCGTTTGCCGAGATGCCGGTCACCTTTAGCGAGGCAGAGACTGCGTCGGTGATCGTGAATATCTGGTTCTGTGTTGCGCCAAGTTCCGCGCTGGCCTGTGTGAGTGAGGAAAACAGCGAAGAAAGCCCCTCCAGTTCCACGCCGTATTTTTGCGCAGATTCAAACAGGCGATCTTGGACCAGCTTAAGGCTTTCGCCTTCCACGCCAGCAACACGTAGGTTGTTCTGAAGGCGGGTGAAGCTATCCAGTAAGCCCACCAACTCACGGCCAGAGAATGCAGCAGCCAGCGTCCCTGCCAGTCCTTTGATGGTGCCGCTAATCCTACTGGACGATGCGCTCATCTCCCGCTCAATGCGGCGGAAATCATCGCGGACGGCCTTTTCCGTCTTGTCGGACGAATCCCGAACCTTCCCCAACACCTGATTAAGCGCAGTTCCGCTGCCACGGATCTTGGCATCAAACCCATCGGTTTTTGCCAGGAGTTCAACGACGACTTTTTCTGCGCTTGCCATGAACGCAGATTACGGGGGCGGTGATTTGCGCTGTAGGTTCAGGCTGCTTTGGTCAGGCGCGGGTCGGCAGCGATCTTGTCGAGAATGCGCTGCGTGGTGGCAGCATCGGGGGCCTTGATGTCGTCCCCGCCTTCGCCCTTATTCCAGTTATGGAGCAACTGGTGATATTCGTAATAGGAAAGCGCCTTGGCCTCGCTGGGCGGAACGTTCATCCGCGCACAGTTCGCTAGAACTAGGCCGAAGTCGAGGGTTCCGTCCCCGCCGCCGCTTTGGGCGGCTCTGCTTCCCCCGGTGGATTATATCCGACGATCACCGCACCAAGGATGGAAACCGCAAATTCCCACGCATAGGATAGCGGCTGTTCCAGAACGTAATTGTTGATCAGCTTGTGCGCGGTGCCGGGTGTGACAGCGATTTCCTTGCCATCGACCATTCCGCGCTTGCCGCCGATCAATCCCTGCCGGATCGTCTCAATGACATCCAGCGCATAGAACTCGGCAGAGGCCGGGGCCAGCACCACATCATCCCCAATGTGGTGCGCGCCCTTGATCACGCGGGCGAAGATAGCCCCGATGCCAGCACCGCATTTGCGCTGCAACTCGTCTATCTGAGCGAGCGGCAGCGCAAAGTTGTAAACGCCATCAGCGAAGTCGAGTTCGATGGAGTTCATCAGGCGGGCGTCACGGTCGTCCATGTCCATTCGCCATCGCTTTCGAACTGAAGCGACATCGTGGCGTATTCTTCATCGCCGCCGGTAATGGCCTGATTGACGAGAATGGCGGGGCCTTCGAAATAGCCCTGGAACACCTCGTCGTCGCTCGGCTCCGTGAAGATGAAGCGATAATTCTTGGTCACGCCGAACGCGGTGGTGATGTCATCCAGCTGCGCACGGTTCAACTGACCTTCGCCCGACAGCGACCATTGCTTGCCGGTCACGATCAGGCGGCGGATCGGAACATCTTCAGGATCGGCGCAATCGCGAATGAAGGTGTCTGAAGTGTTCGCCTGCTGGGTGAACGAACGGGTGTTGATACCGCACAGCGGCGTGAAGGTTTCGCTTACCTCACCATCGCCCATCGACAGGGCGAAATAAGTGCCGCGGATAATGTCGGGCTGCGCCATTCAAGAATCTCCATCATCGGGACGCACCGCTTCACAGCGGGCTTGTCAGGGCCACCATAATCCTTCGTGGCATTTGGCTGTAGGTTCGCTAGCAGCCTTGCGGAATGCGGGCCTGTATGGTCACGATGGCGTGCCATGCGGACTGTTCTTCCGCATCGCCCATGACCTGAACACCCTGCCATGCCAGATAGGCCTTCACGCCTTCCGATACGGTCAGGACACGCTCGTCCAGACTGTTACCGATCGCTTCCGCGATGGCGTTCACATCGTCGGTAAAATCATCCTTGGAAAAGACATGCAGGGGCACGCTGACCAGATCCCCGGCAGCATCGGACACGCCATAGCGGACGAACGGCCATTGCGGTTCTGCAGGTGCACGCTCGCCATAGATACGACTGTCCACTGCCGTTGTCGTAACGGTGCTGTCAGCCCTCAGGTGGGTGACTATCGCCCTCCGCAGGCCGAGAATGGGGGCCACACTCATTGTCGTTATCCGGCGTCATCCATGGACGTGCCAGACTCCCCCCGATCATCAGAAAGAATATCCTCTGAACCCACTCGTCCAGCGTCATCCTTGTTGGTGGAGGGGGCTTCATCGGCAGATGTTTTACCACCGTTCTTCGCCTCTGTCGCCTTTCCTTGTGCAATGGCAAGATCGGCAATCTCGCGGGCAACATAATGCTCGCCAGCGCGGTAAACGGTCATCTTGCCGTTCTTGCCGGGATGATGCCAGTCGAACTTGTCTTTCACATTGATCCAGCGGGCCATGATCTATCCCTTCACTAGCTTGTCGATAACCTTGTTGACGCGGGCGATAACCGAAGCTTTCGCCTTGCGGGCGGCAGGCCCCATGAATGGGCGCGCCTGCATCTTGCTCGTTCCGTTTTCCAGCGCTGCCGAATAAGGGGCGTTGGAACTGATCTCGACACGAAGCGGCGCAGGCTGCGTGACCTCGATGTTCGACCTAAGAACGCCCGTATTTTCGTTCGGCGGTTCACCCGGCGCGCTTGGGACATGGTCCTTACCTGACACCGCCCCTGCCGTGATCGAACGCGCAGCCTCGGCTTTGATCTCCTGCCCGCCTGCCACCAATGCCTGCCCGACCAGAGAAATCTTCTGTTGGCCCGATAGCTGGGCTAACTTGCCGTTGACGACATTGAGGCCGGTGATCTTGGGCATCAGTCGTAGAAGCCGACGACCGTGCCTGTGCTGATGGCGGTAATCTTCGTGGGGCGCACGGGAAGCGGCCCCGCTGCAGCAACCGTGAACACAACCGAAGTCGCGTCACCATCCTCTAGCGTGATGTCACAAGCCTGATTGACCCATATAGCCTTCGGGACAGGTGACAGCGTCGAAGATCCGGGCGTGATTGTCGCCCAACTCGTGGCGGGAACGCCGCTAGCCACCGTTGCATCCGTGGCCGCGCCGGTCGGCAGGGGAAGGCTGGCAGCACTGACAGGCTGTGTCGCCTGATAGAACGTCCCTGTAACCGCCACAGGGTCGGCAAGCGAAACAGGCTGCGTGGCTTGCCAGAACGTGCCCGTCACGCTCAGATCGCCGCCTAGCGCCGTGGTGACGGCATCCAGTGCGGCTTTGTCTTCGGTCGATAGAGCAACCGGCTTCGAAGCGGATGCAGCAGCGCGCCCGTTCGCATTGGGGGTTTCGAGGGATACGGCATCGCCATTCCCATCAAGGACGGTAATCGCCATTATGCAGGCTCCATGAAGTAAATAAGATGCGCGCTGTTCGCAGGGTCGGAGAAGTCCAGCATTCCAGCCTCGCCAGATGCTTCCACATGGCCGGAGAAACGCCCGCGCAGATCGTAATATGCCCCGGCAGGATCGCGGCCCACGGATGCAATCGACCACCGGACACCGTTTAGCGTGATTTCATCGTCGGGATCGGGGCGGGTCAGGCCATGTGCCAGGACAAGGATGCGCTGGTCCCTGTCGGTATAGCCCTCGCCTGCCTGTTGCTGCTGCGTGGTGCTGTCCAGTTGGGCTTTGACCGGCGTGTCCGACCATGACGCCGAACCGCCGCCCATGCCGTCATCGGTCAGGGTCGCACGGTGCAGCGTTCCATCCAGAAAGAACGCGCCCATGATCGATGAAAAGACGCTGGAAACATCCCCGGTCAGCAGGCCCATTATTCGCCCTCCGGGAACGGCCAATAATTATACGGCACAGTGCCGGTAGGGGTAATGCGAGGACCGCCCCTGTTGGCCCGTGCAAGCGCGATGAACTGCCGACCGTAGCTGGTGGACGCCAGTTCGCCGGATGCAGCCTGTGAGGCCTCCCCCTCGGCCTTCGTGAAGGAAAACGAGCCGGATCGGACGGACTTGAAATCCGACAATCCCTGCGCAGCCAGTTCGGCTTCGGTGCCGCTGCCCAGCCCTTGCAGGGTCATCAGGTGCGATGCCATGAGCATCTGGCCCATCGCGTAATCGTCTTCGCACCAGCTTTCATCGACAGCACGGCGGGCGCGTGTCAGCCAGAACTCAACGGTTACATCGGCAACGTCCGCAAACTTGGGGAATGCCGATTGCAGATCGTCAGCGGTCGGGTTCTCATAGGCCATGCCGCGATATTACGGGCGCATCCGTATTCGCTGTAGGTTCAACGCAAAAGGGCCACCCCGAAGGATGGCCCTCTCGTCAGCGTGGAGGCGCTGGGGGTCAGTCGTCGGCCTTGTCAGCCTTCTTGGCTTCCTTGGCCTCGGTGATGTCCTCGTGAACATTGGCAACCTGCCGCTTGTCCACGGTCATCGTTTCACCTGCACCGATGAAGATCGTTTCGCCGTTCTTCATGTTGATGCCACGAAGGCCCTTCGCGGTGTTGGTGAACTCAGCCATCAGATGCCCGTCCTGTAGCTGATTGCCTTGGGAAGGCGAACCTCGGTCCCGCCGATGTTCAGCAGGCCGCCGACTTCATAGACAGTCGAGGACTTCTGATAGGCAGGCAGGAACTGGTGCGGCGCGGGCAGGTGGAACTGCACAACCTCGCGGCTGCTGTCATACGCCACCATGCGGGTCGAACCGCCAACGTTATTCAGGTCACGCAGGGCGCGGATCGTCAGATCCTGACCCGACTGTGCCGAATAGACATTGTTGCGGCGAACGAAGGCGAGGATCGTCTCGTTCGTGTCGCCAACGCGCGTCGATGCAATGCTGGTCAGCTTAGCAGTCGGCAGCAGCAGGCGGTCGGCAATGTGAACTTCACCAGTGTTGGTGTTCACATCGGTCAACACCTCGTTGATATCCGCAAGGATTTCGTCAGCCGTAGCCGCACCCCAGGAGCCATTCGTAGAAGCCGCAGCCGAAACCGAAGCGTTGTTGATCAGGCCCGTCATGTTCTTTTCGGTGTTGCCCGAAATGAAGATGTCGTAGCAGAACTTCTCTGCCACCTTGCTCGCGGCCATCGCCTTGTCCGAAGACAGGTTGCGGCCCACCATGGCAGCGCGGTTCAGTTCGCCAATATCCCACTCGTAGCCGATGGCTGCGAGGCGGTTTTCCTGCACGAACTGCGTCTGGCTCACACCGGCAAACGGCATGTCGAACGAACCGGAGTTGAAGAACTCCGCCTTGCCGGCGATGTCGCCGCTGTAGAAGACCGAGCCGACCGACCACAGACCGCCCTCGGTGTTCACATAGGCCAGCGAGCCATAGTCGAACGAAGGGTAGCGGGTCTGGTAGACCTGCGTCTCGATGCGATACATCTGGGGCGTCAGGAAGGCCATGCCGACCTGTGCGTCCATGAAGTTGGCATCACGGAAGGACTTCGCCTCAGCCGAAAGCGCCGCGTCCCAGGCTACGAAGTCAACCTTCCCCGCCGCGTCCGTGAAATTGTGATTCTGGATGGTCACTTGTAATCCCTCCTTACGAACGCAGGACGCGCAGACGGACAAGCGCGCCACTTGCAGCGGTGCCGTCGAAAACTGCCGGAATGGCGACGTTGTCAGTCGCGGTGTCCACGATGGCCCCGCCGCTGGTCACATAAGCCGCCGCCCCGTCAGTGACGGCCTCGCCAGCGACAACCCAGATCACACCCTCGTTCAGGATGGCCGCGCTGTCATACTGTGCGTATTCATCCGCATCGCGCGAGGCGGTCAGCGGCTGATCGGTCTTGGCGATGGTGATGCCCATGAACGTATTCGCAGCAGCGGTGGCGGTCACACCATGATCGCCCGTGCCACGGAACACGGCCTTGCCGAAGCCGATGCCAGCGGCAGTCTCGACAGTGCGGGTCAGGCGGTTGGAGGTTTCACCGTTGGCAACCATGCCAGCAAAGCCGACCGGGATGTCCGTGGTGTAGGTGGTCTGAACTTCAGCCATTGGTCAGCCCTTCTCAGTTGACAGCGTTGAAGCGAGCGTTGCGTGCAGCAAGCGCGTTCGCATGGATCGCCGCGCCGTCATTCATGCGCGGGGCGGGGGAGGCGAAAGCATCGCGCAGCTTGTCGGCGGGCTTGGCGTCCTTCGCCAGAACCGCGAACGAGGCCGCGATCTGGTCAGCCGACCAATCCTTGGCAGCTTCGCCCATCTTGGCATCGACCACCGCCTTGCGGATCGTCTCGATGTCCGCGTCGTCAGCGAACTTCACGCCAAGTGCCGAAGCCTTGTCGCAGACAGTCGCATATTCCTTGGCGGCATCGCGAAGCTGCGCCGGGGTCAGTTTCGCGTCTTCGATCTGCTTCTTCAGCGTCTCGATTTCCGCGTCCTTGGTGGCGGTTTCGGTCTGAGCGGTGGCAAGGGCTGCTTCTGCAGCGTCCTTGGCCGAGACGGCACTATCGCGCTGGCCTTCGACCTTGCGAATTGCCGCCTCGGCTGCATCGGTGGCTTCGATGGGCATTCCATCAAAGGTGATCGTCTTGGTCGCCACTTGGCTTCCTCCATCTTTGAGGGGCTGGCCCTCGTGGGAAACGGACGCATCGCTGCGTGCAGGTTCGGTTTTACCTTGACTTGCGTTATCGCTGTAGGTTCGCTGGACCAGCTCATCGAAAAGCATTCGCGGAATGCCCTCGCAGGTGGCCGCGTCGGCAATCCGGCACTCTGGCCCTGCCCTGCCCTTATCGACCAAGGCAACGTGATTGCCGAATATCTTGGTCTGCCGGGCGACACACTTGTTGCCATCGGCATCAGTGAAATCCCCGAACTCCAGTTCAGCCGAATAACCGTTGGACAGTTCGCGCTTGCCAGCCTCGATCTTCTTGATCGCGTCGGCATCGGTCAGAAGCAGATCAAATGCGAGGTAGTCCCCTTCCCGCATTGCGCCCATGATCGTGCCGCGAGCGTGCTGACGCCAGTTATCCGCCGTTACAGCAGCGGCGGGGTGATTGTCGGTGATGGGCTTGCCGATGAACGAGCGGGCGGCGGTCTGGTCGAACACCGTGTCCTCGTCGCGCAGCACCTTGACCATGCCAGCATCGCGAAGGCCATGCTTGTTTTCGGGATCGATCTCCCTGCCAAGGTAATCGTAGGTGCCGAGACGGGCCGCTTTGGCGCGAACGCCCATGTAACCGCCTGTGAGGCGCTTGGGTCCGTCGAGGGTGAGGCGGTCTGTAAACATGCCCGCAATAATATGCGGGCGATGTGCGGGGCTGTAGGTTCGCTTAGATCACCTCGCCATCCAGCACCATAACCCCCTGCCGGTTGCACCCGCACCACGGCAGTTCGCTCGGTAGATCCGCTGGCGGTGCAGATACGGTGGTCCCGTTGCTCAGTTTGCCCCGATCCTCGGCATCGTCGCCATAAAGCTTACCGTCGCGGGCCACATGCTCAGGCCGTGGGTTGCGCTTGTCGCTGTGATTCCAACGCCAGATCGTCAATCCCGCCTGTCTTTGCCTTTCCGCGTCCAGCGCCGCGCCCAGCTTGGTGGATTGGTCAGAGGCAATATTGTTCGCCCTGCGTTTGGCCATGCCCGTTGCTGTGCGAATATCCTTAGCCACCTCTGCCGCCGTCTTACGCTGCTGGTAGCCCCGAAACACTGCATCCGATATTCGCCCCTGTGCCTGTGTGCCGATGTCCTTCACCAGCGCCACGTTTCTTTGCAGCCATGCCGCAATCGTTTCCTGTGCGTCCTGTGGGCCTATCAGCGTGCCGATATCGACCGAAGCACCTGCCAGGACTGCCGATCGCCACTTCTCGCGATGATAGCGTTCGGTCCTGAAGGCCCAGTTTCGCAAGTTCGGGGTCAGTTCAAGCACAAGCCGGGACAGTTCCTCGCCCAGCGCATCGAACAGACTGCCCATGTCATCGGGGCTGTCTGTCACCAGATCGCAGGTGTAGAGCGCGATAATGCGGTCCGTGCTGTCCAGCCATGGGGTCAGGATGTCGCGATAGATGCGGGCCAGATCGTTTGCCTGCGCCTGCGTGGTCTTGATGGGCCGGAATGTGGTAATGCGCTTGCGGGTGCCTGAACGGCGGGCAAGGGCGGCTAGGTCATATTGTGCCATACGAACCGGCCTGTCACGGCGTCTCGATAGAAATGCCTGTAGGTCATTGGACGGGTGGCCCGCTTCCAATCGGACCACCCGCACCAACTAGATTAGGATCGCCTCCTTTCGCTGCCAAACGCTCCGCTTCGGTCAGCAGATCGCCCTCGTCGCCGGGGTCTTGATCCGCTTCCTCGAATGCCGCTTCCGAACCCGGCCATTGCCCGCTTTCAATGATCGCGTTCTTGGCGATGGCAGACAGGGCGGTGTCTTCGATCAGGCCGGTCATCGAATACTTGCTGACCGTATCGGCCCGCTTGTTCTCGATCTCTGCCGCGTCCTTGGGTGACAGGCGTTCCAGCGTGTTGAACTTATACCAGATGTCGGACGGACGATCCCCAAGTGCTGACCGGATCATCACCTCGTCAATCCGGTCAAGCGCGGGCGCAAGCATCTCGTCCTGACGGGCGGCGATCATCGCGTGATAGTCGCGCTCTTCGCCATCGCCGGTCGATTGCAGGCCCTTTGGGGACTGGCCCAGCAAACGAGTTACCGGAATGTCGGCAGCGCCGGACACGATCTGCAGATAGGTGTTGATGATGTCGGGAATGCCCGCCCACGTTACCGTCCGCTGGTCCCATTCCTCGTTGCCGTCGATGATCAGCGCACGATGTATGCCTTTGCCCATTTTAGCCGCAGCAAGCCGGTTCATCAGCTTCTGTTCGTATTCGACCGTTCCCATATTCATCATCATGTCGGGGATCTTGATGATGTCGATCTTCGCTTCGTCAATCAGCGAGGCAAATCCGTCCTGCGCCAGATCGGCATTCGACACCGCACCGGCAATCGACTGGAACAGCGGGTCGCCCCAAAATCCGTTAGCACCGAGATTGCCGCCATCGGGCGCGTGCTGACCGATGAATTCCACCACCCGCGACGGATGCAGGAACACGCGCTCACTGCCGGAACCGACCTCGTAATAGCTGGGCTTGCCGTAATACGGGTCTGCGATGTCGGTAATCACTTGTCCGCAGGAAAGCTGGTTCTTGCTGACCACATACAGGTAATTGAGCGTGGAAGCGTTGGGCCGCAGTTCCTCGGTAGGCTCACCGTCCGAACCGATGATGATGGCAGAACCGCCCCACAGGCGGGCCAGCACCAGAGCGCGCTTGACCTTGGCCTTTAGCTGAAGCCGCTTTTCCTCGGCCTCGATCTTTTCGATGTCGTCTTTGTCCGCCTGCCATGACCGCCATTCGCGGGTCATGTCGAGCGGGGGAATATCCACGATCTTCCGCATCAGCCACGATGTGCGGTAGGACGCTTCGACCTGGACGGGATCGACGGGCACGAAATGATAGCGGCTGTGGGTGCGCTTATCGACGGTCGTGCCCATACCGGACATGACGTTCGTAAGCCGGTCGAAGAACTGCACCACTTTGCCCATGGATGCAGATTAGGACGGGTCAGGGGCTTGCTGTAGGTTCGCTAGACATTGTCGAGCGTGTAGGCCCCTTCGAGCGGAAAGAATGCCATTACCACCGCGTCAGCGAGGTTTGGCGATGATGCGTTCTCAGGCTGCTTATCGACCATCGTTTTGCCGGTTGCCGAAGTCGCCTTATGCGGCTGCGTCAGTTCATCCAGCAATTGGTCGAGATACGGGAGGTCGGGCGGTATGCAGAACAGCTTGTCCGCATCGTACGCCTCTCCCTTCGAAGCCTTGAACGATTCCTGGCACCGCTGGCGAAGCGCGAACCAAGCCTGCGCTTTCAGGTTGTGATACTGATCCTTGTTAAGAGGGCTGTTCGCGTTGGTTGGGTCGGTGCGCTTGTCGGGATGCAAAACCGAAGACCCGCCATTCCAAGGCTTCAATTCATAACCCGCTGTGCGCCGCCTCTCGCGCCCCATGGAGGCCCATTCGCCGGTTACGCCCTCGCCCACCCCGACGCTGTCGTAATAGCCTTCACGCGCGCCATGCTGGACATTAAGACCGACTGCCTTCTGAGTGGTCTGCGACGTGTCGAACCCGTTCCATTTTTCCAAAGCGAGAAGCTTAATACCCTTGCGGACTGCGTGGGCATTTTCGTCCCCACCCTCTTCCGCCCCGGCAACGTCCAATGCGGAATAGGTCTTGCCGGTGATCTCCAACCCCAGTGCGCTATCAATGCCGACTGCAGCTTCCAGCCACATGCGAGGGATGACCACCTTGCTGGACATGTTTTCATAATCACCCAGCCATGTATGCGGAAATCCATCAGGATCATTAGCCTTGTCGTCTTCGGCCTCCTTCCGCAGCGTGTCCGGCAGGAATGGGTTGTCGGTATAGTTTGCTTTCACGACTATCGCGTCATCACGGGTGCGGGCGCGCAGAAGCTTTTCAACCGGATCTGACTTGCGGCGGGGATTCCAGCTGAACCATATTTCCGAACCGTCCTTGCGGATCGTCGGGCGCAACAGGTTCATGGACCGCTGCGATAGGGATTGAGCCTCTTCCACCCATGCGATGTCGAACCCCTCCAGCGACTTGATGCTGTCGGCTGTGTGGTCTTGCATACCTTGGAAGATGCAAAGCCCCTTGCCGCCACGGCGCAGGATGATGTCTCGCTGCACTTCGAACATATGCCCAAGGCCGAACGCCTCAATCTTATCCTCGATCAGTTTCTTTGCGGATAGCTTAAGGCTTTTCTGAATTTCACGAATGCAGACCACGGTGCAGTTCGGGTCTGCCACCATGGCCTCGACAATGCACTCCGCGAAGAAATGTGATTTACCAGAGCCACGGCCACCATAAGCACCCTTGTAACGGCTTGGCTTCAGCAGGGGCGCGAATACGCGCGGTGTGTCAATCGCGAGGATCGATGATACGGCGTTCAATGGTCGTGACCTGTAGTGGTGACCCGCCAGGACCAGACAACTCGCTGCGCAGGCGCTCAACAAATTTCTCGGGTCGATGCGCCTTCAGCAGAATTTCCAGCATCCGGTCAGATCCGTCAATCGCACGATCCCGCGCCACCTTCTCCAACCTGTCTGCCGCTTCCTCTTCGGCGTCTTCCCAAGCCGCTTTAAAGTCCGCATCATCATCGCGCCATTCATAGACCGTTCGACGCCCAAGCCCCGCCACCCGCGCCGAATGGGAGACGTTGCATGTTTCGCGCATGGCTTCGAGGAATGTCTCGCGCGCGCGATCTGTGCGCTTGGTGCGTGTCATCCTCCATCCTTTACCGCGTTAGGGTTGCTCTGCTGTAGGTTCATGCGTTCTGCCCATGCTGCCTTTTGGTCGAAGCCTTTTCGCTCAGCCATCTCGATAACCTCGGCAGATGAACGGCGGCGGGTTCCCACGATCCATTCATTGTTGCTGACACGGACGATTACCCACTTGTCGGACTTGCGCAGGTGTTCGGCTGCAAGGCGGGCCATCTGAGGTCTTGCGCGGCGTTCATCCTTGATGCGCTGGGCGACAGTCTTTCTCGGAACACGGCGATCCACCATGTCCGTAGATCGGGTGATCCATTTGCCCTGCCTGCGAAGGCTGCGGACATAGGATGCGCGGCGGTCGATAAGCCTGTCCTTTCCGCATTCTTCCAGCCACCGGGTTATGGTGGTGCGGCGGGCGCGATACCATGTCTCGCATTCGAGCCTGCCCTTTTCCACGAAGATCACTTCGAAGTCCTGGGGGACTGGCCGGGCCTGTCTGCTGATCTTTGCCATGCAGTTCATGGCCTGCGCTTGCTTGCCATTAGTGCACCCTCCCCTGCTCAATCGTATGTTCCCGGCGATCCATGCTGTTGTGAGCGATGATGAAGCCGCCTGCGTCCTCTTCCGCCACCACCGGCTTGCACCAGCAATCGCGGCCCTCAGCATGATCGCGCAGATCGTTGATCGGGATAATGTGAATGTCCCCGTTCATTAGTTACCCCTCCGGTTGTGAATGGTGTGCGTCCGGTCCATCACTTCCCCCTCTGATATTCCCACCACATTAAGCCTCTCGCCAGCTTCGCCAGATCGTCTCTTCCGGCGTCTGGATGCTGTAACTGTCCTGCCCCAACCCCTCGCGCAGCCGATCACCAATGATGACCGCTCGGTTCGTGATGGCCCTCGGTTCGCTCGGAAAACGCGGGTAGTTAATCAGCCC